GAGCGTCGCGCTTCGTATTAGCCGCTGCGACGTTCATGTTCGCGGTTGAGTTGACTCTGCCGGCTCCTGCGTCATGTGACACACCTTGTGTGCGCCCAACGCCCATGCACCCGTCATTCCACACATCTGCATGTGCAGCCTTTTTCGGCGCGGGGAGGGCAGCGTAGGCTGCGGACACCTGCTTGATCTGGACGAACTCCAGATCAGCCACGATCACATTCACACCTTTGATGTCGCGCGGGTAGCTCACCTTCTCCAGGGCCATTGAGAAGTATGTGAACTCCGGGGTGAAGACGTTGTAGATGTTCGGCGCAGCTATCTCGTTCTCAAGCTGGGTCATGAACATCTTCATCCACCGTGGGTGCGCGACGGCCAGCTTGACCTTGCACTTAAATGGTTCCGTCACCTTGTTGTAGCTGGTGAACGCGCCCAGTTCCACCGGGAAGGTGCTTATCTTGGCGTCGTGCGTGAACTTGATCTCAAGGCACGTATCCACGAGGAACAAAGGCTGTCCACTCAGGGTGTATGCCCCCCACGCGTTGGTCGGTGGCCCACTCGCTAGTTGTGCTGCACCCGAACTGAGATCTACTTCCGAGCCTTCCATTTGTCACATCCCATCAGCGTTTGCGACCATCTTCTTGATTTCTTCGCCCAGGTTCTTTGCGATTCCTGGGCCGGTTTGCTCAGTGACCATGACGTGAATATCCCCGAATTGGGTATGCTTGTTGACGACTGTGCGCTTGTCAGTCGAGTTATCCGCGTGCGTGATGGCTGATCGGGGCACAGCCTGCGCAGAGGACACCGGGACGTGATGCACGACGTGGTGTGCCACCACTCCGCTGGATCCAGCGCCCGTAGTCGCGCCCGCGTAGGCGGGGAGGCCTGCGTCCGAGTCCATGCCCACGAGGTGTCCCGTGTCCTTCACCATGTCCACGCCCGCCTTGAGGGCACCCTTGAAGTCGCCCGTGAGCAGCTTGCCCCACACGGTTGCGTAGTGCGCGATCATGCTGCCGATTGTCTTCAGCTTGTCCCAGATCCACCCGAGCGAAGCTTTTGCCGCATCCTTGACCATGCCCCACAGCTTGCTGAAGATGTGAAACTTCATCTCCAGCCCCACGAAGATCGCGATCACCGCAGCGATGCCCGCGATGATCCACGCTACCGGGCCAAGGCCCATGACCCATGTCGCTACCATCTTGATGCCCGCTTTTAAAGCGGTCCAACCCGCCAGCGCCCACCCGGCAACCACCTTTCCGAGACTCTTCGCAGCGTCAGCCACCATGCCGAGCCATGATCGGCTGGACTTCACGGCAGCACCCTCGAACTCCCCCCCCGCTGTCTTGGCAGCGGTCCCTGTGCTGAACCACCCCGCCACGATTTCAGGCAATTTGGCCAGCACAGCCAAGTGCATGGATGCCCAGGCCCAGACAGCGTGACCCGCAGCCGCCAGGAACGCGAGGCCAAGCCCCCCGAGGGCAGAGGCCACCACGGTCGCCAACTTCTCATGCTTTGCCATCATCTGGGCGAAATCGACCAGCTTGTCCATAAGCCCCTGGATCGGGGGGAGCAGCTTCTCCACGATCACCATGCCAACCTTGTGCAGGGCCGAAGCCATGTCCTTCTGCGCTTCCTCGAAGTGTTCCGATGCCTCAGTTTCTGCCTGCGTGGCCGCGAACTTCTTCGCATGCTCGATGAGCTCCTCGTATTCCTCCTTGGACTTAGTCATGAGCCTAATCGTGCTCTCATCAATGCCCGCCATCTGGCCAAGCTTCATGGCCTTGCCAAACTCCATCCCGTGCATTGACTCGGCCAATTTCTTCATGGCCTCCGGGGCCTTCATGCCCTTGAAGTTCTTAATGCCCATCTCCTCGGCTTGCTTTCCCTCGTAGCCCAGAGCCATGCCCAAGGCCATGGCAGACATGCGCGCACCACGCATCTTGGTGCCAAGCACACTGAGCTTCTCACCCAATGCAGTGATGCTTCCATTCGTGGCCTGCGCAGAACCACCGCACCTCTCAGCAGCGATCTGAAAGGTGCTGATCTCCTCTGAGCCAATATGGAACTCTTTGGACAGGCGATTGATCTCGGTCTGACCCTTGATCGTTTCCTCGAAGAAATGTGCGAACTCCTCCACTCCACCGACCACGCCCATGAACTCCAGGACGTGCTTGCCCATCTCCTTGAAACTTTCCTTCACCTTCTCCTGAAGATGCTCAACCGCCAGTTCCGCCTTCTTGGGATCGATTCCGATCACTATCAGTAGTTCTGCAAGTGCGGACATGTCAGGGTTCCTTGTTGACCAGTTCTTCGTTGTAGTTGTTCACCGCGATGATCTCGTGGAGGTTGTAGGCATCCTCTCCTCCGTAGATCGTCTCAAGCTCATGGAGTGTCGCGTATCTCTTGCTCACGATCACTCCGATGAGCGGAGAGACATTCACGTAGTCCTTGAATTGATGTCTGCTTTGGCCTCCAAGCCCCCCAAGGTCTGGAACTTTTCGACCAGCGAAGGGTCCAGATGCAGTTTGAGCACCTCCTTGCGCAGCGTGAATATAGTGGAAATCTCGTCGATGTCCTCAGGGACCAGGGAGCGAATACAGGTGGCTGACTCCTTGCGCTGCACGCACGTCATCATCTCGTCGAGAAGCGGCTCTGCCACCTCCCATCGGATGTTGCCGAGCATTTCCAGCAGGTTGAAGCCCGCATCAGCGAGGCTGGCGAGTCCGGCCTGGGGAATGGATGTCCCAGGCCCGGACACAGCCAGCAGCGCGCGCGCGGCCCACTTCTCGGCCTGCACAGCGGACATCTCGCGGAGGTAGAAGGTCTTATCCTTGTCTCGGTTGTCTGAAGTGATCGTGATGTATTTTTCCCTGCGCATGGCGATCTCCTCAGGACTACATTGCGGCCTTGGTGATGGACTCGACGACCAGCGTGAACTCCATCGGCTCCAGGAACTTCTTGGCGTCGGGAATCGGCTTGTAGTTCTCCAGGTAGAGGTTGTTCAGCGTGAACTTGGAATTGTTTCCCGGCATGGTGATGATCGCGCTGCCGATGATCGCGTCCCTGTTCGTGGCCATCTGCGCGGCCCACTGATCGAAGTAGGGAATGCTGATGGAGTCCGCAGCGAACTTGAGCTTGAACTTGACCGGGTGCGGGAGCCAGCCTGCGGACAGGTGGCCATCCACGCCCATCATGGCCTCGACGATGGGGGTCGAGTCGGACGTGAACATGTCGTCCGCAGCCCACTGCGAGAGAGCCACGCCGGAAGAGAACAGACCCGGCACGGTCAGGACAAAGGTTGCATTTGCAGAGGTGATGGTGGCCATGTGCTCTCCTACTGGATGTCGATGGAAGCGATGTTCAACTGGTTGACCGAGCCACCATCCATATACCAGAGGGTGCAGGGGGGTGAGGTGCGGTTGGCGCGCTGGGTGGGGGTGGCCTGACCCACCTGGAAGTAGTAGCCGGTGGTGGGCAGGGTGGCCGCGATGTTCACACCGAGAGTCGGGTTCTGCGCGTTGACCGATGCGGCAGAGTTCACCGCGCTGATCTGCGCTGCGGTGAGGATGACTCCCTTGGTAATCACACCGTTGTTCAGTGCCATCTGCACCGGGGAACCGACTCCGCAAGTCACAGCGGACTCGATCATGTTCGCGCCTGCCGGGTTGTATGGGATCGTGTTCTGGAGCATCATGTTGTTCACTTCGGCAAGCTGAATGGCCGCATTGAGCCACACAGCCCCGACGTAGCTGTCGAGCCAGCCGTAGGCACCGCTGATCCAGCCGTTGATGAAGAGGTTGAACTGCGCGGCGGCAGTGGCGAACGTGCCGTAGAAGTTCGTGAAGTTCGCGATGGCATTCTGGTAGCTGGTCGGATCAGCAACGGTCGGAGTGATGCTGGTGCCCTGCTTGGCCTGGATCGCAGCGCGGCCACCGGGCATGCCCCAGTTGATGCTGGCCACAAAGCCGAGCACAAAGGCCGCAGCGTCAGACCCACCGGACATGTCGCCCAGCGCATTGTGCAGGACTGGGAAGACACCCCCGTAGGAGTTCTGCCTGCACACGTAGCTGATGCAGGTGGTCGATGCGTTGCCGCTGGTGATGGTCGCGTCGGAGTCGTAGGGCACGTAGACGAACTGACCGCCCGTGCCGCTGTTCCAGGCCGCGAACGCGGTCTTGTCCGCTGCGACAGGTTCGAACGCGGTGGTGAAGCAGCACCAGTTCTGCGTGTTCAGGATGACGGTGGCCATCGCGGTGGCTGGGACCATCGGAGTGGGGTTTCCGGCAGACGTGGTGCCCGTGGTGAGGCCGATCAGGGGCAGGGCCGCAGAGGTGCCTCCGCAGACCGTGGTGGGGCCGGTGGTGCCTGCTGCTGCCGGTTCGGTGGTGATAGTGCCAGGGG